AGTCGGTGAACTTTCGACAGCGGAGGATGCCGCCCTCATCGCACCACTGGCTTGCCCGGCAGCTCCGGGAGCCGGCGGCATGGGGGCACTCGTCGCAGAGTTCGACACGGATGATCCTGGTCATGCCCCTCCCCCGTCGGAACCTTCCGGCAAATTTGCCGGGATGTCGGTGGGGCCGGTCAAGGCCTCGGCGAGGTTCTGCCAGCGGTGATCGTCACCGCTGCAGAGGTGGTCGCGGTAGTGCATGGCGAGGCTTGATAAGGAGAGGATCTGGAACTCGTCCGGATACTTCGCTGCGATGAGGATGCCGTCGCTCACCAACCCCCCCCACGCATTGAGCTCTGCTATCTGCCGCAGCAGCGCGAGCAGGTCGCTCCACCGGAGCACGGCGAGCGGCTCCCGCCGGCTCTGCTTCAGGACGAGGAGGGGGGCGAGCCCCTCCGCCTCGGCGTTCGCGGTGCATTGTCGCCACCATGCCGGGAGCGCGATCGCTTCCTGGGCTTTGCACTCGACGCCGAACGGGAACCGCTCGCGGGCCGCCGGTGAGAGGTAGAGGTCGCACCCGGATTGACCCATCGCCGTCGACAAGATGTCGCCCGGGTCGATACCGAGGCGGTCGATCAGGTCATCCCGGATCTGCTGCTGAAATTTCCTGCCCTTGGCCTTGCGGGAGGCGGGGGTAGAGGCCACCACTCAGATCACCTCGGATCGACATGGGGCACATGGGGCACTTTTCCACAGGAGTTTTTGTACTCTCTCTCCATGAAGAACTCCTGATCTTATGTGCCCCAATGTGCCCCAACCATACTCATGGGGCACTTTGGGCACATATTTCCGGAAACTTTTCCCGCACATACTACATTCAGACCTCCTGATTTCAGGTGCCCTATCTGCCCCGACCCCTTTTTGGGGCACATAGGGCAGATAATCCCGGAAACTTTTTCCGGGTCTGCACTCCGCGATACTTTCCGTTTTTACCTGCCCCATCTGCCCCACCTCACAGACCGGCCTGTACGGATCCTGCTGCTGCATCCTGCTCTGCCTCCATCGTGTTCTTGACTCTGATCCCGATCCAGCACCTCGCGCCCCCTCGTTTGGTCTCCTGGATCTGCCGCTCCCGGAGGTACTTTGCGATCGTCCGGCTCGCGACCGGAGGCTCGCCCTCGACCTTGCACCACTCCGAGTAGATCGAGTATAGTCCCGCCCTCGTGACGGACCCCTGCGGGTCATAGATCATCTCATCCGCCAGGAACCGCCCGATCGCATCACTCTCGCGCCGGTAGGCTCGTGTCGCCGCGACGATCTTGTCTGCGGGCCGGAGCCGGTGCCCCTGCGCGTGATACTGCCGGAGCCCGGCGAGCATCCAGTTCAGGATACCGGCCTTTTCTTGCAGGAGCTTCTCCGTGATCTGCGGGTCCCGGCGCTCTTCGGGGATCTGCACCTCAAATGGAATGAGCCAGATCCGGCGCCAGATACCGTCATCGGTCCCTCTGATCCGCGGCGCGTGGTTCGTCGCGAACCAGATTTTCGCGCCCGGCGTGAACTCGAACTCGTTCTCGTACTTGCGGGCGACGGTGATCTTATCATCGAACCCGGTCAACTGCTTGACCGCGCCCTCGTCGAGTGCCGCACCCTCCCCACCCTCTGCGGAGGTGACGAGCCGCGCCCCCATGAGGCGCGCGAGGTCCGACCGGATCACGTCGTTCCGCTTCACCATCAGACTCTCCGCCGCGAGGTTCACGGCGTAGTCGCCGAGCACCTCCGCCAGCACCTTCAGCGTCACGGACTTCCCGTTCTTGCCCCGACCGAGGAGGATAAACATCACCTGCTCCGGGTTGCCGTCGAGGAGCGAGTAGCCCGCCATCTGCCGGAATCCCTCGATCACCTCGGCGTCGCCATTGAAGATCAGATCCAGGTGCGCCAGCCACGTAGGGCACTCCGCCGCCGGATCATACGCGACCCCGGCGCACTTTGTCAGGAGATCCTCGCGCCGCGCCTCCCGGAACGTCAGCGTATCGAGTTCCAGCGTCCCGTTCTGACAGTTCAGGAGGGTAGGATGAGCGTCGAACTCGTCCGGCGTCACCGCGACCGCAGGGCAGGCGCAGGCGATCATCGCCTTGAGCCGCGAGAGCATCCCCGACGAGAGCGCCCACTTCCCGACCTTCTCGCGCCGGTCGTCCGTGGTCGCGGACGCCTCCAGATGGATCGTCCTCGCAACTCGCTTGGCGAGTGCCAGCATCCGGCAGGTCTCGTCGCGCTCCCACCGCGAGCCGGACCAGAGGAACCATGCGTCGAACGTCGCACAATACCGGATCGAGTCCCGATACTGCGCGACGAGCCGGTCGCCGTTCCCGTCATCGGTGCACGAAAACTCCTGCGTCACCGGCGGCGGAGTCGGGTCGGGCAGATCAACGCCGACGTAGATCGCGTACTGGATCGTCCTGGCGTCTCGATACTCCTTCTGAGTCGCCTCCGCGACCATCCGCCGCCGTTCCGCCTCCGCGATGACGGCCGGGTGTTGGAGCATCGTTTTGAGGAGCGCCCGCGCCTCTGCTTCGGAGATCTCGTTCGGGTCGGGGATCTCCTCGGGGTAGATCGCGGCCCATGTCCGGATCTCGGTAACGACGTGGCTCCACGGCCACCCGTCGATCAGGTGCAGCGGGATCGCGGCGTCGGGGATTGCCGGGGCGGCCACCATGTCTGCCACGGGTTCCTCTTCCGCCGCGGGCGCCTCATTCTGCGCCCTGTTTGCCGATTGCTCGTTGTTTTCCTCATATAAACCACATGTCGCTATACCGGAAAAATCCGGTGAGATGTCCGCGTCGCACACAATCTCCCACACCCGACCGAAAACAGCCCCGCTGATCCGGGGGCCGCTCTCGGCGTCAATCTCCGGCGGCCATCGGCCCGCGAGGAGCACCTCGACGCCATCGGCGGTGCGGCGGGTGCCGTTCGGCATCCAGTCCGTCCGCAGCGGGATATACGCCGCGTCGTCGAGCGTGACGGCCGCCGCCACCCACTCCTGGACACGATCCCGGAGCGTCGCGTCGGTCAATGCGGCGTGAAATGACTGTGATTCATAGGGTATTTTCAGAACGATGGAACTCAAGATATCGCCTCCTCGAACGAGAATAGCGGCGCGGGCACGTTGGCGATCCGCTGTTCGATGATCGGGATATTTCCCGGCACGATCTCCATGCCGATATAGTGCCTCCCGGTTCGCTTGCACGCGACCGCCGTCGAGCCAGACCCGATGAAGGGGTCCAGCACGAGGCCGCCGGGCACACATATCTCGAGGAGTTGTTCGAGGAGTGCGATTGGTTTCCCTGTCATGTGGTACTTCTCCTCACAGTTTGCCGACATGCGGAACACTCCAGGAAGGCACTTTGCAGTCTGCTCTCGGTGCTGCCCTTTCGTGCCCCATACAAGGTACTCGCACTGATTCCGGTATCGCCCGGTCTGCGGGCGCGCCGCCTCAGTCTTATCCCACACGGCGATGCCGAGCCAGGTCCATCCGGCCCCTTGTAAAGCATCTGTAACCGTCGGGAGTTGCCGCCAGTCGCAGAACGTGCCGATTATCGCGCCATCCTTTGAAGCCTGCCTGCAGAGCCGCATCCAGTGCATTGCCCATGCGTAGAAGGCACGCTGGTCCCGGTTATCCCCCTCAAAGTCAAGGTACTCCTTCTTCGTATCATTCGTCTGATACTTCGTCCGGACCTTTTGCATCCGGTCGCCCCGGAACATCCCCCCACTCGAATACGGGGGGTCGGTGAGCACCATATCGACAGTGCCTGGCTCAATGTTTGGGAGCAGGTCGAGACAGTCGCCGCAGTAGATCCGATCTACTTCGAGCGTCATGCCGCCGACGTCCCCCTGCGATAGTAGTAGCGCTCCACGCGCGAGCACCTCGTCTTGAGCACCGCGACGTTGCTGCACCGGATGCCGGTCGGCGAGTGCTGCCGACAGTACCAATCCCATTCCCCGTGCCGGGCATCGTAGATTGGCCAGCGGCAGCCGAGACAATAAGAAGGGGGCGTCAGGGAGCCGCTCATTCCGGCACCTCAAGATCCCCATACTGCTCCCGGCACCACTCGCGGAACGCCTC